AAGAATCTGCTGTTTTAAGACGTTTCCCTATTGTCTTACAACCCATTCTGAAACCAGAATATCTAGATGAAGAAACTGGTATGATGAAAAAGTTAGACACAGTTGTTCATGATGCGTGGGATTTTAGAGTTGAAAAGATCAAACTGATAGTTAGAGGTGATCTTGGAAGTGAAAAAGTTGTTACTCATAGAGTAATTATCCCAGGTGCTGATGGTGGCTTGATGTCAGGAGCAGAATTATCAACATTCCTTGTTAATGAAGCTCTTAAACATGAGAAATCTAGTGAAGTTATGTTAGCAAGTAATGTTGTTACTAAGGATGTTGATGTTTGTGAACATGATGTTCTTTCCTATTACAAGTGTAAACAATGCACTTTGGAGCCACAAGCTTGGATGAACATTTTTACCAAGAAGAAAGAGACTTTTGGTGAAAAATGTAAGCGTAAAGTTCTTCACTGGTGTGTTGATAATTTACCTGTTGATATGTATATGGATGACGTAATGAAGCATTACTCAGTGAGAGATCATTTACGAGTAGCACGTGAGCGTCTTAATAAACGTGAAGACAGGAGAATTGTTGATTGCCGTAAGGCTATCGCTATTTTTGGTTCATGTACCTTGGCTACCATATTAGCTTCCTATTTGTATAAATATTTTAAACAACCAACATTAGAGACACAATCTGCTAAGAATATATGGAGTATTTTAGCATCTAATAATATTGATTTTACATTACCAACCACTCATAAATCCAATAACTTGGAAGAGTTACGTTCTAGTCTCCGTAGAGGCACCTTCCGTATTGCTGTCAAGCATAATGGTAGAACACAAGAAGTAACCGCTTTAAGTGTACGTGAAGGATGGTATGTAACATTATCACATATATTTTTGAGTGGTGATAAATGGCAATGTATTGCTAGTTACCCTGATGTGGTAGATGGTACATATTCTTTGAAGGGTCAAATAGGTTTTTCGTTAACTAAACGAGAACTAACTTTTCTTCCTAATGACTTGGTTATGTTTAATAGTTCCAATTTATTACCTCGTAAAGGTTTGTTTCAATTTTTTCCTAAGAAGATTGATAAGAGTGGTAGGAATTTTATGATTTTTGACCCTCGAACTGATATTCTAGGTTCTGGTGAATCAACAGGTATGACTAGTGTTGAATATAAAACAGATTATGGTAAATCCATTCGTGGCGATTTTATGAATGCTAAACGCTTAGATAGACATCCCTTAAAAGGTGATTGTGGGAGTGTGGTGATATCTGAAGCTATGGGGGGTTACTATATTTCTGGTATACATTGTGCTGGTACACCTGGTGGATCAAGTGCTCGTATGATAGTGACTCAGTTATCACAGGAACTTCTTGAGCGTGAAACACCTGTATTAGCTATGTCAGAATATGTTGATTTTTCTCTCATACAGGCAGGATCTAGACGTAGTGGTAAATTAATGAAACCACATGAATCTAAGGGCGTTCATCACTGGGTACAAGGTTTTGGTTTACCTTTGGGTTCTTATGGTGGTAGAGTAACAAGTACATCTAAAGTTAAACGTTCCATTATACATGATAAAATCTGTACTACTTTTAATTATCATAACACTCTGGTGGCACCACTAATGATACCAGAGTTTATTAATGGTCATTGGTATAATCCTTTCTCAGTGGCTGCAGAAGATCAAGCTAATATTACACCCCATTTCTCATCTATTGATCTATTGGAATGTGCCACTGCTTATGTATCAGATCTTAAGAGGGATACAGGATGGTTGATAGACTGTGGACCTGTTGATTTGCGAGTGGCAGTTAATGGTATACATGGAGATTCTTTCATTAATATTTTACCCATGAGTACTTCAGGTGGTATGTTCTTTCCTGGGGCTAAGAATCAATATTTTCATACAAAAATAGACTTGGAAACTGGTGAAGAATACTTTATGCCTAATCCCGAGGTAATTGATGTAATGGAGAGGATTATTGAATGTTATAAATTAGGTCAACGTGCGTGTGTTTTGTTTAATGCAACATTGAAAGATGAAGCTATAAAACAATCAAAAAGAGATATTGGTAAAACACGCATATTCACTGCATGTGATGTAGCATTTAGTATCATTGTACGGATGAAATTTTTGAAAATAACCCGTGCCATTATGAAGAACAATTTTATTAGTGAATGTGCTGTAGGTATGAATTGTTACTCTCAAGATTGGGGTGCATTAAAGAATTATTTATGTACCTATGGTGAGAATAATATGATAGCTGGTGATTATTCAGCATATGATAAGAATATGCCTGCTGCTTTAATTAGATGTGATTTTTATGTGTTGCAAGAATTGATGGAGACACATGAGCCTTTATCTTATGAGGATAGATTAATAATACGTGGAATAGCCACGGATATTGCTTTTCCTGTTACTAATATGAATGGTGATGTCATCCAGTTCTTTGGTGGTAATTCATCTGGAACACCAGTAACCGTAATTATCAATAGTATCTCAAACTCACTATACATGCGCTATGCTTACAAGAATATAATTAGAAATAAACCACTTACCACTTTTAGAGATAACGTTGCATTAATCACACTAGGTGACGATAATGCAATGAGTTCAGCTCTGAAAGACTTTAATCACACTACTATTTCTAATGTTTTACGTGAACATGGTATACCTTATACTATGGCTGATAAGGAGGCAGCTAGTGTACCTTTCATTCATATTGATGATGTAGATTTTCTCAAACGCAATTTTCGAACTGTTGATGGTTGGACAGTTGGGCAGTTAAGTGAGAAAAGTATCTTTAAATCATTAACAATGTATGTTGAAAAAGGTAATATTAGTCATGAAGAACAATTAGCACAGTGTTATCTTGCAGCACGTAGAGAATGGAGTCTTTATGGAAAGGAACATTACAATGATCGGTGTAGAGGTATGGAAGAAATCTTGGAAGAATTCCCTGGAATTAAACGATTTTTTCTACCCCAACATTTCTACTCATACGAGGTAACTCGAGATTGGGTTAGAAATGCTTAATATTATTATAGTTCTCAGAAATCACTAGTAGTAGAGGGAGGATGGCGTATTACGGTTCATTTAACCCTCCAACTGAGTGAGAGAACAGTTGAAGAACTATAACCTTATTAGAACATACACTAATCAAATTTGTATGTCGTTGAGATCATGTTAGTAAAGCTCAATCGTATGGAATTAAAACTAACCGGCTGTAATAGGCTTTATGTTAAGACATCATGGAATGCTTAAACAAAAATGGTAGTAACCTACTCCTTCCGCAGAAGGTATCTGTGGACATGTTTCTTTTAGAAACACAATCTAGTAGTAGTACTACTACTAATGTACATGCATCAAGCTCGATGCATACACTCATTGAAGGATCAAATTCCAAGCCTTTATCATTAGATGATGCTTTTTCATCAGATGCTGATATTTCAAATTTCTTGAAGAGGAAAGTACAAATAGCCACATATACATGGGCTGTTGGTGCTCATTTTTCACAAAATTTGACACCTTGGAGTTTGTTTCTAGCCAATGCAGCTGTATCAAATAAGTTACAAAATTATCAACTTATTAAGGGTGATTTGAAGATTACTTTTTATGTAAATGGTACACCATTTCATGCTGGACTTATGTTAGCATCATATAATTATTTAAATGCTGGTACTGGTTTAGTAACAATTGGGGGTGACACCCAGTTGATTACTCGATCTCAGCGACCACATTTGTTTTTAAATGTGTCAACTAACAAGAGTGGCTGTTTGTGCTTACCTTTCTTTCTCCCTACTAATTACGTTTCATTAACCAATCCCTTATTTTCCACTGCCAGTATTGGTACTCTTAATATTGATTCTTTTGCAGCACTTAATCAAATTAACGGGGGCACTGATTCAGTTACCATTACAGTATTTGCCGAAATGATAAATGTTAAATTAACAGGTCCTACAATGTCTGCTGTTTCCTTATCAGGACCGTCAGATGTTTCTTTCGATATGTTTAATCTTGAACCACAGTCAGATGAATATAACGATTCAGGTGTCATCTCCGGACCTGCGTCAGCAGTAGCTAATGTAGCTGGGAAATTACAATCTGTACCTGTTATAGGAAAGTTAGCTCTAGCTACTCACATAGGTGCTGGTGCTGTATCTCGTATAGCACGTCTTTTTGGCTATTCAAAACCAGCTCAAACGGGTGATGTTATGCCCATGCGTAATTATCCTGTTAGCAGTTTGGCTCTCATTGAGGGTGCTGATACTAGCCAAAAATTGACTATGACAGGTAAACAAGAGTTAAGTGTTGATCCTACTATTTGTGAGTTGGAAGCAACGGATGAATTGACTTTACAGTATTTAACCACCAAGGAATCATATGTTACAACTTTCGATTGGGACGTTACTGATGCTGTAGATACAACTTTATTTGCTATGGATGTTGATCCTATGGTAGAAAGATATGCGGCAGTTCCTGGTGGAACAGCTATCATTCCTACTTCATTAGCTTTTGCTACACGTCCTTTCGCAGTTTGGTCAGGAACACTGAAATATAGATTTCAGGTTATAGCTTCCCAATACCATAGAGGAAGAGTTGCAATTATTTATGATCCAACAGGTCCTTTAACTGGTGATCCCTATAATACTACTTTTAATACGATTATTGATTTAGCTGAAGGACGTGATTTTACACTAGATGTAAAATGGCAGCAGGACCGTGCTTACCAGTTTGTTGATGCTAGTTCATCACGCACTTTTTATACTTCAACCACTCCAGAAACGCGCACTGGTTTACCTAATTACACAAATGGTGTGTGGTATGCACGTGTGGTTAATGAATTGGTAGTACCTGATGGTACTTCTGGTATCAAAATTATTGTATCAATTTCTGCTGGTGATGATTTTGAAGTAGCAAATCCAAAGGGAGATAACATTAATGTTTCCCCTTATGCTCCAATTGCCGAATCTTCACCATCAACTTTATCTTACGATATGTTTGATATTGAACCTCAGTCATCTACTGCCACAGAAATTGTACCAACAGAAGAAAATGCTCCTGAGCAGAAATCTCAATCTATTGATTTAACTACTAATGTACATATTATGCCTTTAGAAAAACCCTTGATTTATTATGGTGAGAAATTTGTTTCTTTCCGTCAATTATTAAAACGTTATACTTATTACAGAAC